TATCCAAGTTTTCAGTTTATCGCGGTGAAGATGGAGACGATCAATGGCAGAGAAGGAGGTTGAGAGTGTCTGAGGGAATGAAAGTTTTTTTGTTTTTCCTTTCGATCATTGTTGGCTCGATTTTGGCCGTTCCCTGGTTAGCTAGGCTGCTTGATGTGTGGTTCGAATACTGCAAATGGGTGCAGGGACTATGACCTTCCGCCGCGCCGCAAGAGTAGACGCCAATCAGCCCGAGATAGTAGACGCATTCCGCAAGCTTGGCTGTTCGGTGGCTATTGTCTCTCAGCTCAAGCGTATGTGTGACGTGTTTGTATCGAAGAACAATAAAACTGCGGCAGTGGAGATCAAAGACGGCTCTCTACCCAAGAGCAAACGGCAATTAACCGAAGGAGAAATGGATTTCATGCATTCGTGGAAAGGGCTGTATTTCATAGTCGAGTCGCTGGATGACGTTGTGCGAGTTGTGAAGGAGTTGGAGGCGTGAGCGATCTCTTAAACGCAGTAGTTTGTTTGCTGATCATTTTTATGGTGCTGTGCTGGCCATTTTTTCCGCTGATTATTTTTGCAATTTTCTTATGAGCGACAAGCAAACCATCTTCCTCGTCGGCGACATCCAGAAGCAATTCGCCAAGCAGTGTATCGAGCAGGCGCCGAATGATTACGTGTGCCTTATCAAGCAGAAGACTAGGACGCTCGAGCAAAACGCGCTCATGTGGGCACTACTTGCCGATCTTTCCAAACAGGTTAACTGGTACGGGCAAAAGCTGACCTCTGACGAATGGAAGGACGTTCTCAGCGCATCCCTCAAGAAGCAAAAGGTTGTGCCTGGGATAGATGGCGGATTCGTGGTTATAGGTGCCAGGACGAGCCAGATGACCAAGCGCGAGATGTCGGATATGTGCGAGCTAATACAGGCATTCGGGGCAGAGCAGGGCGTTCAATGGAGCGAACCACAAGGAGAAGAAATGATGAGGAGGTATGGGTGACAGCAGACGAGAAACGCCACCACGACATCGTTCGGCGACTGGATTGCGTGATATGTCGGGAGTTTTACGACGCACGCACTCCGGCGAGTGTCCATCACATTGCGCAAGGCTCAGGGGTGCGTAGTGAGTTTATGGTAGCCCCGCTTTGCCCGGATCACCATAAAAATGGCAGAAGCGGATTTCATGACGCTCCCAAAACATTCCTGCGCCAGTACCGGCTCCCGACTGAGTATCACCTTCTATTGCTGGTTAACAAATTCAGAGCGGAGGACAGGGTTTGAAAAGCGCGGCACTGCCTAGTTGGATGTACAGAAACCCAGAAGAGATAGCAGACGGCCTTATCGCTTACTCAGCGAAGGTCGAGAAGGTAGAGAAGCGCAAGGCTGAGTTACATGTGTTGCATCGGAGGCGTCGCATCAAGGCGTTGGTCAGACTGGCAAAGAAGAATGGAGGCAGCAATGTTATTTAGAAGTCCGGGGCATGCGCTTAGATGGGCATTTGAAACAACGAACAGGCCGATAGTAAAAATATCATCGGTCAACGCAATGCGCGGACGATCAGGGCATGGGGAGTTATCGCCACAGGATAGACACACTCAAGCGGCACTGATTATAAATCTCTGTCAGCGAGTTTTGTCTCCGCTGCATCTTGCATACATCAAAGCCCAGTTTGGGCGTGATTCATCGGGATTCGACATGCTGGTAAATTACCTGACCGCTAACTTTGGTACAGGGATGCACAGCAGAAGAGGTATTGAACAAATCATCCGCGGATACTGTGGTGATAAGCTCTCTGTGAGTGACATCAAAAGCAGCATGCACGTTGGCTATTTGCAAGCAGTAGCACTTCGCGACCGAGGTTATAACGCGCTGGATAAACTGCATTCTCACACCATGGATGCGTTGTGGAGAGAGATGGAGGAATCTCAATTACTAGTTATTGTTGCTTGACAACGCCAAGACGATTTTGTAACATATATTTATATAGTGGATCACTATTGCCCATAGTCTAATCTTAAAAAAGCCTGCCGATGAGCGGGCTTTTTTTACGCCTATGAAATCCCCTTATTTTTCCGTTCTGTCAGAAACAAAGGATTTTGTTTGTATTCAGCTTAACGGAAAGGCCGTATTTAACGGTACGCAAATCAATCAAACCCCTCCGGAAGACATGCCTCTGCTGTATCAGCATTTGCTGGATGAGCATGGGTTGGTACAGGTAAGCAAATCAGAATCATTTCTACATCCCTATAAATTCATCTTTCACAAGATTGGGAATAGAAACGTAGAGTTGGTTGATCGCTTGAGTAGGCAAGGTATTATCTAACACCAGCATACGGTAAGTCACTCTCTATTCATTAGCCTTGCCATCCCTCTATAACTACAGATGGCAGCAAGAGCGCAAAGTATTCCTCAGACGAAACCCTTTCTGCGTGCAATGCGCAAAGCAGGGTAAGCGCACTATCTCAACGATAGTAGATCACATCATTCCCCACAAAGGCGATCTAGAGAAGTTCTGGAATAAGGACAACTGGCAAGCAATGTGCAAGCCATGCCATGACTCGCACAAGCAGAGACTGGAGAAGTCCGGGCGTGTGATTGGGTGTGATGTATCAGGCAGGCCGATTTGTCCTAACCATCATTGGAATAGAGCATGACCACAAGAGAGCGCAGGCGCATGAGGCGCGCTGTTTACAAGTGCAAGCATCTCGCTGACCTGTGGCGTCAGGGACGCATAAGCCTGGGACAGTACTACAGAGAGAGAAACCACATCATCTCTGTATGGGTAACCGATGCGGTTGCTGCGCTTGTTGCAAAGAGTATTGAGTGGGATAGAGCATGAAGAAAGAAATAACTATAACGAACATCACATTCGGACAGAAGATGATCATGAATCTCTTTACTTGGCCGATGCTATTGTTGTGTATCTATGTGAGTCAAGGCAGCACATGGTGGGCGTTCTTCACAGGAGTCATATTCATTCTCGCTTTGATAGGACAAGCAAAGAAGTTTGCTCAGGATCATCAAACAGTTCTTAAGAGCAAAGCAGAGGCGATTGCGTGGGCGAACTCTCTTCCTAACGACGAGACGAGCTGAAGAGGGGAGGGGGAGGCTAAATCTCTGTCTCTTTCAGCTCTAGAGCGCGCTCGGTGGTCTGCTTTCATAAACCGTAACAAAAAAGGTAAAAATGGCTAAGAAATCCGCTGCCAGCATGTCTGTGGTAGCGTCGATCAAGCCCCGAGATTCACGTCTGCCGCCTCCGGCCCATTTAACCGAAAGACAGAAGGAATTGTGGCTTGAGATCGTCGCATCCAAGCCTGCCGACTGGTTCACTGTGGGCGCTCAATCTCTCCTGGTTGGGTATATCAAGGCGATAGCCTCGTACGAGACTCTTTCTGCTCGCGTAGACGCTGTTGAAGCGAAAGGCGGTATGGATGATCTGAAGGATGAAGATCGCTTGTATGCAATGCTTGAAAGACAGGCTCGACTTGTTCAATCCTTTGCCACAAAAATGCGCCTGACTCAGCAAGCTAGGTATACAACCGGATCAGCGGCTACAGCCACATCTAAGGCTGGAAAATCCAGGCCGTGGGATTAAGATCAGATCGGAACATTGAGTGGCTTGAGCGTTTTTGCAGGATTCCGGAAGGCAAGCTTGTAGGAAAGGAATTAAAGCTCACCGACATACAGAAGCAGTGGGTAAGGGATATTTACGATTCGCCGACGCGAACGTTCATATTGTCCTTGGCCCGCAAAAACGCCAAGACTGCCTTCTCATCGTTTCTGTTATTGCTCCATTTGTGTGGCCCGGAAGCAAAACGCAATTCTCAGCTTTATAGCGCAGCACAGAGCAGGGATCAGGCTGCTATCTTGTTTGCGCTAGCTGCAAAGATCGTGCGCATGTCGCCCGATCTGGGGCAATACGTCGTCATTAGGGATACAGCAAAGCAGCTGGCCTGCCCTGAACTCGGGACGCTCTATCGGGCGCTCTCTGCTGATGCGTCAACCGCATACGGTCTTAGTCCTGCCTTCGTTGTTCACGACGAACTAGGACAGGTAAAGGGTAATCGGTCGGAGCTGTACGAGGCACTTGAGACCGCTGCCGCAGCTCAGGAAGAGCCGCTTAGCGTTATTATCAGCACGCAGGCGCCAACCGATGCTGACCTGCTCAGCCTGCTGATAGACGATGCTCTGTCCGGCGCAGATCCTCGCGTTAAGGTAAGGATGCACACCGCTCCGATGGATGCAGATGCATTCAGCGAGGAAGCGATTAGGGCGGCGAACCCGCATTACGACATCTTCATGAACAAGCAGGAGGTGTTGCGCCAGGCTGAAGAAGCGCGGCGTATGCCTTCTCGTGAAGCCGCATACCGTAATCTGGTCCTGAACCAGCGCGTAGAAGCGCGTGATCCGTTCGTTTCCCGGCAACTCTGGATGGACAACACCGGCGATCCGCTAACGATTTTTGACGGGCTGGAAGTTTACGGAGGGCTGGATCTGTCAAGCGTGTCCGATCTCACGTCCCTGGAGTTGATAACCAAGCAGGGCGATAAGTGGCACGTCAAATCCACGTTTTGGTTGCCGCGTGAAGGTCTGGAGCAGAAGGCCAAGACAGATCGCGTTGCCTACGATGTATGGGCAGAGCAGGGGTATTTAGAGACCACTCCGGGTCGCTCTATTGAGTACGAGTTCGTTGCGGAATACCTGAGACGCGTATTCGACCGTTGCAGCGTTCGCGCTATCGCTTTCGACCGCTACAACATGCGGTTCCTGAAACCGTGGCTTGAGCGTGTCGGATTCACGGAAGAAGAACTGGAGCGGTTCGTCGAGTTCGGTCAAGGCTTTGCCAGCATGTCTCCGGCTATCCGCGAACTCGAATCGCTGCTTCTGGCAAACAAATTGGAACACGGCATGCATCCTGTCCTAACGATGTGTGCAGCGAACGCCACGGTAGTTAAAGACCCGGCAGAGAACCGCAAATTTACGAAGGCCAAGGCTACAGGACGGATTGATGGAATGGTTGCTCTGGCTATGGCGGTAGGCGTTGCGTCTTCGATGGAAGTCGAGAATAACGAAGTGGGGATCATGGTTTTATGAAGTTTTCTTCACTTCTGCCCTGGAATCGCAAAAGCACCATCATAAATACCGGCGACCTTTACAAAGAATTGCTCGCCGCAGCCAGTTCAAAGACTGGTATCGCCGTCAATTGGAGAACAGCACTGCAAGCGTCTACCGCCCTAGCCTGCGCCAGGGTAATAGCGGAAGGTATCGCGCAGGTTCCGTTCAAGCTATTCCGCGAGCGGAACGGCGGCGGGATGGATGTGGCCAAAGATCACCACCTTTACGAACTTTTATACCTAAAGCCCAACGAGTTCCAAACATCTTTCGAGTTTCGTGAGCAAATGGGTCTGCACCTGACCTTCATGGGCAATTTTTACGCCTTCAAGGTTCGCGGTGCACGGGGAAAAATAGTCGAATTGCTCCCATTTGAGCCTCATCTGGTCACGCTAAAGCGCGATGGATGGGAGCGTAGCTACGATGTTTATGCAGGCAGTGGCAAGGTAATAAAAGTACCTGCCGCCGATATGTGGCACATAAAAGGCCTTTCGTGGGACGGAATGGTTGGGCTTGAGGGGGTCAAACTCGCTCGTGAAGCGATTTCACTCGCCCTGGCCACTGAAGAGCATGGTTCCAGATTGTTTTCCAATGGTGCTCGTACCGGCGGAATCATATCTTCCGACACGGCAAAGCCCAGCGATGACGCCCTTAAGTATCTGCGGGACTCGTGGAATGAAATGCAGGGTGGTAACGAGAATGCATTCAAGACAGCTTTCCTCTTTGGCGGCTTGAAGTACCAGCCTCTCGCTCAAACAGGAGTTGATTCTCAACATTTAGAGCAGAGACGATTCCAGGTCGAGGAGGTATGTCGCACGTTCCGCGTAATGCCGATCATGGTCGGGAATTCGGACAAGGCGGCGACATACGCGAGTTCTGAGAATATGTTTTTGGCGCACGTAGTTCATACGCTGATGCCTTGGTACGGTCGAATCGAGCAGTCGGCAGCAATAAACCTACTTGACGAGAAAGAAAGAGCGCAAGGACTTTATTTTGCCTTTGTTGCGCAGGCTTTGATGCGTGGCGCAAGCAAGGATCGTGCTGAATATTTTGCCAAAGCCCTTGGTTCTGGTGGCTCTCCTGCCTGGTTGACTCAGGATGAGGTGCGCGCTCTGGAAGAATTTAACCCAATGGGAGGCACTGCTGCCGCTTTGCCGATACTGACGAACGTAAATAAAGGGGTTGCGGATGGAAATAAAGCGCCTTAATTGCGGCCTAGCGGGGCTGAAATTTGCCTCGGAAGGCGCTGAAACCATGAGTTTTAGCGGTTACGGGGCCATTTTTGGCAACGTAGACGCATATGGAGACGTAATCAAGAAAGGCGCGTTCACCAACTTCCTTTCTGATGTCAAATCAGGAAAACAGACTTGGCCGGCAATGCTTTCACAGCACGGCGGGTGGGGCAGTTCCGAGGACATGACGCCAATCGGCGTATGGACCGGGTTATCTGAAGACGATACCGGACTTTTGATGGAAGGTAAGTTTGCGGATACCGCGCGCGGACGTGAAATGTACCAATTGATGAAAATGGAGCCCAGACCTGCCATCGACGGGTTCTCTATTGGTTACATCGCCAGGGAATGGGAAACAAGAACGAAGTCTTCCGATGAATTCCGTCGCGTATTGAAGAAAATCGACGTAATGGAAATCTCCGTCGTGACCTTTCCGGCAAATGGGAAGGCGCGACTGGGGCAGATTAAATCTGAATTAACAATTCGTGATGCTGAGCAGGCCCTGCGGGACGCCGGGTTCTCTCGAAACGAAGCCAAGGCCATTTTAGCTGAAGGCTTCAAATCTATGCCTCTGCGTGACGCTGATGGAATAGATGAGTTGGCGGAGATAATTCGCCGCAATACCGCAATCCTTTCAACTCACTGATAGAGAAAATAATGGAAATCGAATTAAAAGACTTGCTGACCAA